TCACCCGATACGGTCACACGCGATTATGGCGGAGGTGCGGGCGTTGGAGCCCAACTCATCGCCACCGTAACAACCGCTAGGGCTACACCGGGCGCGGGAACATGGTCGCTTACCTATCTCGATCAGGGCGGCGCTTCAAGTGCTACCCCTGCACAGGCGTTGGTGGCGACGGCTGACCCCGTGAATCGTCTAATCGCTCCAGGTGGGGCAACCGCCCTTCCGTTCTTCCCTCTAGAAGCGGGAGATACCGGAGTGAAGCAGATTGTGTCATCTACCCGAGTTGCCGCCCTCGATACGACGGGCGGCACTGCCATCTCCATCGTGCAGCCGTTGGTGTGGGTTCCTATGTTGAACACGGCAAACATCTACATCGAGCGAGACCTTCCTTCTGACCTGACCGGACTCTTGGAACTTGCAAACGTCAGCTTGGTAACAGGGTGTCTCAGTTTCCTTCTGTTCGCCAATGGTGCTTCCTCGAGTCAGCTCACGGGATTCGCTCGTACGTGTCAGGGATAACTGATGGCACTAAAAGCTTTCGCTACGGGAGGGTCTACGCCCGACTCGTTCGCTGCCTCGTTCGGTGGTTGGAAGTTCATTACGGTACCGGGCACACCGGGTATCGGTCTGAGGCGACTGCTCGATAGCCAAAGCCTGATCGGTCAGTTTCGTCAGAATAATGATGGCCCCGGGTGGACTTCGAACCGCACTACAACTACACCTGATCTATATCGCCCCGTTCCATTCAAGGCCATCGCCGCTGCCGCTGTCATCACGAAGATTGAGCCCCGGCGACTGATCCGTCGGGTGACACATCAGTCATCCCGTTCACCGAGCTAGGAGATCCCATGGCCAGAGCTAGTGCATCATTCCGTATGACAGCCGCCCCGACGAACCTCCTGCCCGGTGCATCGCTCTATTCCGTGGCAAGCATCCGGCTGCATCTTCGTGAGGTTCAGGTTTACAACACCACGATTACGGCGGCCGGTATCGCATTGGTTCGTCTTACGACCACCGGCACCCAGGGTGCGGCGATTACCGAGGCAAAGTACGACGCCGACCAGCCCGCGATCCAGGGCACGGCATTCAACTCCCATACGGTCGGCCCGACCATTACGGATGAGCTCGTCCGCGGTGACCTCGGTGCTGCTGTTGGTTCCGGTGTGATCTGGACATTCGATGTAGATCCAATCCGGATTCCTCCCGCGACGACGAATGGCGTAGGGCTCATCACGCCTACCGGCACAGGACAGATCTGCGACGTGGTCTTTGTCTGGGAGGAGTAAGTGAGTACCCTCCAGCCTTACGGACAGTTCGCGGCAAATGTTGCGGGTGGCACCGCCGGTGGCGGCGTGCCAATCGACTACCTCACGGATTCGATCAAGTTCTCGCTACATACCTCGACGTATGCGCCAGATATAGATGTGCATGACTTCTTCGATGATGCAACGAACGAGCTCGGCACGGCCAATGGCTATACGGCTGGCGGTATTGCCATCGGGACCAAGACGGTGGTCTATACCGGCGCTACTAATGTCACCACGTTCGACATGGACGACACGACTGTGGTCTGGACTGCCTCAGGTGCTGGCCTGACGTTCAAATGGGCCGTCCTACGGAAGGATACGGGTACAGCATCTACCTCTCCGCTTATCGGCTACATTGACTGCGGTGCCCAGACCATCACGGCCGGTAACACCTTCACCATCACCACGGGAGCGACCGGGCTTTTCCAAGCGACTGTGACGTAGCACCATGGCGCGGCGGGAATACTTCCGCGTCGTACGGCGGTCTCGGATCATATGGTTCGCCCCCGCCGCGCAGAACGTCGTTGTCAATGTTGATGTAGCCGGCCAGGTCACCTGGACAGGCTCCACGGCTATCACGCTCGTTGCTACAACGAGCCTTCCGATAGTCAGCAAGCGCCGCAAACGCAAGCCTAAACGGATCGTCCGTGGGTCAAGGGTTCGGGCATTCACCCCGGTTGCCAATGTTGTCATCAACATCGATGTAGCTGGGCAGATCACATGGACCGGCTCGAGCGCCATAATGCTGGTCGCCACTACCAGCATCCCGATCACCGTAAGGCGACGTAGGCGCAAACCGAAGAAGATCGTCCGTGGGCCGCGCATAGCCAGATTCACGGCCCTAGTTGCGGGCATCATCAACGTCGATACCCCGGGCCAAATCACTTGGGCCGGGCAAACCATCGGCCTGAAGACCACGATCACCCCAACACCGGGGGCGATCACATGGACAGGCCAAACGGTCGGCCTCACCACAAGCATCATCCCAACACCGGGTGCAATCACCTGGGCTGGTCAAGCGGTAGGGCTCCAGACCGCCCTAATGGTGGTCCCAGGGCAGATTACTTGGACCGGTTCTACCATCACGCTCATCGGTGGAGAACCGCCAGGGCTAGCGGTAGATGAACCGAAAGCCGAGCTCTTAGGCCCATTCGGAGAAGGCTTCCTAGTGAACGCTGAAGGAAAGGCTTCTCTAACAGGCACCGAAGGAACCGCCCAGAACCAAGGCGAAGAAGGCAAGGCCATCCTGGTGGAGGTGTAGATGTTCATCAAACAGGGGGATCTCTACCCCCCACTAGTGATTGACACCAACGCCAACGTAACCGGTGCTACCTCCCTCGTAGCCAAGATGAGGAAGGTTCACGGCACCACGGTTACGACCAAGACCCTGACTGCAACCGATGCACCAAACGGCATCCTGTCCTACACATGGATAGCAGGAGACACCGATGTACCAGGTACCTACCTAGTAGAGGCCATCGCCACCTTCGCTAGCGGTGCTATTCAGAGATTTCCCCAACGCTCATATCTCGAGGTAGTGATCAGGCCAAAGGTGGGCTAGATGGCACGGTGCATGACCCCACGCTGCCCCTACCCCAGGGTGGGGGGGAGGTCTAGGTGCAGGAAGTGCGGGCCATCGTCCCCCAAGACCACCGGTCCTAATCCCTATGGCTACCAATGGCAACGACTGAGGGAAGAGGCAGAGACCACCCTGCCCAAGGTCTGTGGTGTGTGTGGCAGGCCCATCATTGAGGGACAGCTGGCCCATCTCGATCACATTAGACCAATCTCACTCGGAGGAAGGGCAACCACACTGGGCGAAGTTCAATGGACACATCAGGGTTGCAATATCAGCAAGGGTGGACGCAATCGGATCAAGCGATGAAAACCGGGGCGGATCGAAAAGTTCAAGAAAATCGCGCTAGAGATACCTCAGCCGGAATCGCGAGAAAAGCCCCCGAATCTGCTGGAAATCACCCGTTCACGGTCAAACATGCGAAAGCCTGGGCTAAGAAGCTCATTCTTGACAATGGCGAGCCCTGGGATCTAGAGCCATTCCAGACCCGATTCCTCGCCGACGTGTTCTCGGGCAAGTTCATGGAGGCCCTGCTCGTCATCCCAGAGGGCAACGCAAAAACCACTTTTGTAGGGGGCCTGCTCCTATACCACTTGGAGCACCAGGAATACGCCCGGGTGGTGGTGGCTGCAAGCTCCAGGGATCAGGCCGAATGGCTCTATCAGGCTGCCGCCGGCTTCGTTGAGCGTTCCGAGCTCAAGCAGTTCAGGTGCCAGGAGGGCTACCGGCGTATCCGGTGCGATTCGACCAGCTCAAGGGCTCAGATCTTCGCCGCCGACGACAGGACTGGAGATGGGGTTATCCCCACCCTCGCCATCCTGGAGGAGCTCCACAGGCATCGAAACCTGAACCTATACCGAACCTGGCGGGGCAAGCTGGAGAAACGCGGTGGGCAGCTGATCTCGATTTCTACGGCCGGCGAGCCCGATGGAGAGTTCGAAGCACTACGCAAGACCATGCGTGAGTCCGGGGATGTTATTCGAAAGGGGTCATTCCTCAGGGCGGTCGGTCCCAACTCGGTGCTTCATGAATACGCGGTGCCAGAAGATAGGAATCCGGAAGATCTGACCCAGGTTCTCAAGGCCAACCCGCTGAAGGCCGTGACTCGTGCGGTACTGGAACGGAAGAAGTCTTCTCCAGCCATGACCCCCGCCCACTGGCGAAGGTTTGTCTGTGGGATGCCGGCTCGTCTCGAATCCTGGCTCTCGGCCTCTGAGTGGGATGTACTCAAGATTGATGTAGGCGGCGTGGCCCCCGGCGATGAGGTCTACGTCGGGGTTCGTATCGGTGCGGAGATCGGTATCGGCTTGGCCTCCCTTCGCGGAGAGGGCGTGGCGGTCAAGATGATTCCGATCCCCGCCCCAGTCGGGTCGAGGGTTCCGCTGCGAGTGGTCGAGGGCACCCTGCGCGAACTCGCACTCGAATACGACGTTCGAGACGTGGCCTACGACCCCGACCACTTCGCCCGTTCGGCCGAACTATTGATTCAGGAGGGGCTACCAATGAGCGAGGTGTTCCAGTCCCCCAAGAAGTTGACTCAGGCCACAGCTACCTTCTGGCGGTTGGTCTCAGGGAAGCTTCTATCCCACGACGGCGATATGGAACTTCGGCGGCAGGTACTCGCGGGGCGAACCAAGGAAACTCAACAGGGCTGGCGGCTAGAACCCACGGCCGACACAGCAGGCCTTATCGCGGTTCTGATGGCGGCTCATCAGGCCACCGATATCCCGCCTGAGCTGCCGATGGTCTACGCATTGTGAAGCTCCTCGAGCGCCTCGACGCCTGGATGTTCCGGGAGCCGGAGAAGCGGAGCATCGACAAGATGGCCCTATGGGCCCGTGGTGACGTTGAAGAGTGGGGGATCCACGCCGGCGTCTCGGTCAACCAGTCCACGGCCCTCGCGCTAACGGCCGTCTATGGCTGCGTGCGGATTCTGTCTGGCGCTATTGCCGGATTGCCAGCCGATGCATTCCGCAGGGTAGATGGGGACCGGCAGCCAGTCCCCCGCCCCCCAGGATGGCTCACGACCCCGAACCCGGAAAGCACGTGGTTCGAGCTTGCGGAAGAGATCATGATCTCTCTCCTGCTGGATGGAAATGCTTTCATCATCATTACAGGCCGCGATGTGTTGGGGTTTCCCACCGAGCTATGGACTTTGAATCCCCGCACGGTTGATGTAAAGCGCCCAGAGGGTGGCGGTGCCACGTTCTTTGTTTGGGAGGGCGACAAGCGCCTCTCACGCTTCGGCCCCACCAATCCCGGCGGTGATGTACTGCATATCCGGGGCCTTAGTAATAGTGGGTTGCGCGGTATCTCCCCCATCTCAGCAGCCGCCCAGGCCATCGGGCTTGCACTTGCCGGGGAGAAGTACGGGGCGAAGTTCTTCGGTCGGGGTCAAACCCTTTCTGGGGTGATCGAGATTCCGCCCTCGTCGGCCGCGATGACCCAGGAATACATCGACCTCATTAGGGAGAACTGGGAAGCCAAGCACGGCGGGACGGACAAGGCCCATAGACCCGCCATCCTTACGGGTGGGGCCGAATGGAAGCCGCTCTCGGTAACGCCTGAAGAAGCGCAATTCCTAGAGACTCGGAAGTTTCAGGTCGAGGAGATCGCCCGGTTATTCGGTGTCCCGCCCTTCATGCTCGGGGACGTTGAGAAGACAAGTTCCTGGGGGACCGGCGTAGAGCAAATGTCGATTGGCTTCGTTCGTTACTCGCTCATGCCCTACATCATCCGCATCGAGCAAGCCCTCGACCAGTTGCTACCACGGGGCCAGTTCGTCAAATTGAATCTCCGGGGTCTGTTGCGGGCAGATTCCAAGTCGGAGGCAGAGACACTCGCCAAGGGTATTCAGAATGGCTGGATCAATCAGGCCGAGGTGCGGAGCCTTCTTGATCTACCGCCCAAGACCGGGCTCGATAAGCATTGGATGCCTAAGAACTTCGACACGATTGACAATCTCAAGAAGCCACCTGCGCCAGTCCCACCGGCATTGGTGGATGCTGATACGCAGGATGGAACTGATGGGGACGCAGCCTGATGCCGTGGCATATAGAGAATGACAATCCCGATTGCAGTGGATGGGCCGTGGTGAAGGATTCCGATGGCTCAATTGCGGGATGTCATCCGACCAAGGCGAAGGCACAGAAGCAACTGGCTGCGTTGAACATCAACGTCAAAGGAGTGGCTATGCCAGACCGCAGTGAGGAGCCTCGCGAAGGCCTATTCCGCATGGTGCCGAATTCCATTGCAAGAGCAGAGACGGCAGATGACGGGAACACGCTAACGGGCTATGCCGCAGTGTTTGATACTTGGGCGGATATTGATGGCTCCTCGGGGTCATTCAGGGAGCGCGTCAAGCCTGGGGCATTCAAACGCACCCTGAACAACAATGGGGACAAGATCAAGGTCATGTTCAACCATGGCATGGACCCCCAGATTGGTATGAAGCCGCTGGGTAAACCAACAGTTCTCGAGGAGCGTGCTGGTGGTCTCTATACCGAAACGCCGCTTGATAAGACCTCCTACAACGAGGATCTCAAAGCCTCGTTAGCCTCGGGCGCCATTGACGGTATGAGTTTTCAATTTGATGTAGTGGCCCAGGAGTGGAACGATGATGGAACAGAGCGAACCATTACAGAAGTGAAACTCTACGAGTTTGGGCCGGTCACATGGCCGGCCTATGAAACGACCTCCGCAGGCATCCGGTCTAAGGGTGTCTACGGACAGGAGACCGCCGCACCGTCTAAGTCTGCCCGCCGCAAGGCACCGGACTTAGATGCTCGCGACACCTCCGCGCAAGAGGCCAGGGTCCAAACCTGGCCGGAGCACTTGCAGGAGTATTGGAAGGAGGTGTCGAACAAATGACTCCTGATGAATTTACAAAGCGTTTGGTTGATGAGCGCTTGCGGGCAGTCAACGCCCAAAAGGCCATTCACGCCGATGTCGAGTCCCGGGGTGGCGAGTGGGCCGCCGAGGATGATGAGGCTTGGGACAAGGCCAATGCGGACGTTGACGCACTCGACAAGCGCATCAAGGCGCAGATTGATCTGGAGAAGCGAAACCGTGAGTCAGAGGAACAGCGGGCCGAGTTTGAAAAGATGGTCCGCCCCTCAGAATTTGCGGCCAAGGCCGATTCGGACGAGGAGAAGCTACGGCAGTTCTGCCGTGCCTCTCTTCCCGACTCGGATACCTGGGCTCCCAGGGCAATCACGTTCAAGTTCACCAATGAAATGAAGCAGCGCGTTATGGCGCAGCGAGAGCAACGAACTCTCAGCAAGCTAACTGCGGGTGCAGGCGGAAACGTCGTGCCCACTGGCTTCGTTGAGCGTCTCTATGCGCACCTGGTGGAAGCTGCAACAGTGCGGCAGTTCGCCGGCAATCTGACAACGAACTCCGGCGAGAACCTGCTAGTGCCGAAGACGACCACGCACGGTGCCGCAGGCCTGGTGGCTGAAGCCGGCACCATCGCTGCGTCCGACGCGGCATTCGGTCAGGTCACGATGAATGCGTACAAGTACGGCCAGTTGATCCAGTTGTCTACAGAACTCGTGCAGGACACTGCAGTTGACCTTCTTGGTTACATCGCGGAGTCCGGCGGGCGTAATGTGGGCCTGGCTTCTGGTACGCACTATGTGACCGGAACCGGCACCGCGCAGCCTGAAGGCATCATGACAAATATCACGGCCGGTGTGACCCTGGGAACTGGTAACACCCTGGGATTCACGGTCGCCGGTTCGATTGATGCCTTGTTCGACCTGTATCACAGCATCGTTACGGGATACCGTGCTAGGGGTGTTTGGGTCATGAATGACGCGACCCTGGCCAAAATTCGCAAGACGAAGGACACTACCAACCAGTATCTTTGGCAGCCCGGCCTTGCGGCTGGCACGCCGGATACGATTCTGGGACGGCCGGTGTTCACGGATCCCAACATGGCTGTGTTCGCTGCCAACGCTAAGGTGGCCGCTTTCGGCGACTTCACCCAGTACTACCTGATCCGCGACGTGGATTCGGTCAGGTTCGAGCGAAGCGATGATTTCGCTTTCTCCACCGACCTGATTACCTTCCGCGTCCTCATCAGGACTGATGGGAAGCCGATTGATACGACTGCCGCCAAATCGCTGGTGGCGTCGGCCACATAACGAGACTCCGGGGGACCGCTGGACACGGGGGGGCCGTAAGGCCCCCTCCCCCGGAAAGGAGATCATATGAAGGTGCGAGTCTTGTATCCGACGGTTACAGAGGCGCACGGTATCAAGGGCGCAGGTGGCGACGTTGTTGAGGTCGATGATGCCCTGGCTAAGGCCCTGATCGCCGAGGGCGTCGTTGAGCCTGCGGACACCAAGGCTTCACCGGTGGAACGGGCTACGGCTGCGCCTGGTGAAAAGCGACCAGTGGGTAGGCCGAAGAAGAGTGATACGTGAGTGACCCGTTTGCCTCTGCTGGCGAGCTTTCCCAGTTCATCGGGAATACCGAGCCGACCGATCTAGCAAGGATGCAGTTCCTTCTTGACCTGTCCTCTGCTGCCATCCGGCGGTACTGCGGTCAAACACTGTCTCCGGTTGTGGCTGACGTGGTAATCCTGCCGGCCCTTGAGCGGGCAACCCTGGTGCTTCCAGAGAGACCCGTGACCGCGATCACCTCGGTGGTAGTTGCCTCGGTGACGATCTCGAGTTCCGATTACTGGTTCACGCGGGCGGGACTACTTCACAGAGGCACTATCGCTCTCGAAGGGGCGTTCTGGAGCCAGGGTGCCACGGTCACGTATGACCACGGCTACGCTGAATCCACCGATGAATACAAGGCCATCAAGGCGGTGTGTCTCGAAGCTGCCTCAAGGGCCTACACGCTGAATGAACGTAGTGCCTCAGAAGCGATGGGCTCAACGGTGATGGAGTCTGCGGGTTATGCCCCGGAGGTCTTTCTGACACTCGGGGAGAAGATGTCACTGGCCGACTTCGGAAAGGTGCTGGTGGGATGACCGCACGCCTGCTCGGTATCGCAAAGACAAAGGCCGCCCTTGCGAAAGCCTCGGCTCAGGCTGAAGCCGCAGCGGGGCCAGCCACGAAGACCGGTGGTGAGATTGTCCAACGCCAGATGATCGCTCGAGCCCCCAGAGACACGGGAAGACTCATCTCGCTCATCACAACCGACGAGAGTGCATTAGGCCAGGGAGCTACGACCAAGGTGGGCTCTGAAGCCCCCTATGACCGATTCGTCCAGAGAGGGACGGTCCACATGGCCGCCCAGCCCTACGGCGAGCAGGCCGCAGCGGCATCAGTCCCGGGGATCATCGCCGCGATGACCTCGATCTTCAAGACAGCCGTAGAAGGCTAAGGAGGAAGCATGGCAGCCCAATGGGCCGGCTATGGTCCGGTTATTCCGGCCGACACGCATGAGTTGGCTTGGGCGGCGGGATTTTGGGACGGCGAGGGACATGTCGGAGCCCGAGATAACGGTCGGGGCCATCGGTATATCCATGCGAACGTGACACAGAAAGACCGGGGGGTCCTTGAGCGACTTGTCTCCATCGTGGGAGGCAAGATCTACCCCCATACATCTGGCTGGAACTGGCAGCAGGATATAGGCCGGGATGGCGTGATGCTTCTCTATTGGCGCCTATGGCCATGGCTTAGCGAACTGAAACGGGCGCAGTTCGAGAGTGCGTTTCGCAACTATCACGCCCTCGGCTCAAGAAGGAGAGTGGTCTAGTTGGCCAGCTACACGGTTCAAACTGTCACGGAGGCGGGGGTGATCCCGACCTATACAGCGGTGAGTGGGAGCGATACGTTCACGCCAGCGACCGCTGACCTGGACAAGCCGCACATCCTGCACGTCAAGAACGCGGGCGGCTCCTCGGACACGGTCGTGATCGATGACGCTACCAGCCTCTCGAACGCTCCGGGGGCCACTTCATACAACCCCGATGTGACCGTCGCAGTGGCTAATGCCACGGAGCGGTTCATCCGGCTAGCCCCGGTGCGACGGTATCTCCAGTCAAACGGTACCGTCGCGGTAACGAACTCATTCACCACGTCGGTTACGGCCGCCGTCTTCGTCGCCTAGGGGGGTGAAGTAGCTTGACGAAACAAGCAGGTTTC